AAACGATATGCAAGTTCTGCCGTATGGGTGGTTTGAATAATTTTTAATTTAGGGTTATTGCCCATCATCCAAGCGGGAAATAGATAACTAGCAAATTCTGACTTCGTATGTCGAGGAGGCATGTTCACAATCAAACGATTAATCTTTTTATCCCTGATGTCTTCTAATTTTTTAGAAATGATTTTATGGTGTCGCCCCTCAATGAAGTCAGGCCATATGTTTTTTACAAAATCACCAAAGGAGTCCCGTGAATTCTTTGCTGCTTCTAGTTGAAGCTTTTTTAATTCTAATTTCTTGATGAATAATTGTCGATCGTCCTGGGACATCGAACCCAAATCTGAAATAAAATCGTTCATCTTTTCTTCTACTATTTATACTATAGGGTTATTGCTATGCAATCGCAAATTTAGGGGGTCGGGGGTAAAGCTCTAGGGCGTTTGCAAGTTTCAAAATCTCTTAGTATCTCTTAGCAAGGGCAAGGGCACTACCGCCCAGGGAGTAATAAAATATGACCATTTTTATTTTGACAAATCCTATTTTTATAGTGTAGGATTTATCCTACATAGAAAGGAAGAATAAACTATGAGAAAGATAACTAAAAAAGAAGCAATCAACAAAGGCTTAAAAGTTCAAAAGCTTTTGTCATGGATTCAACTAGAAAAGAAAATAAAGCTTATGAGAATGCGAGCGGATCTTTTGAGAGAGGATAGTCTTGTTGATGCATTTATGAGCTTGCAAAATGATGATGATATTATTATCGGTAATCAGATTAAGCTCAAGAATGTAATCTCAACTAGATTTAATTCTACTGAGTTCAAGAAAGATAATCCAAAGCTATATGCTAAATATCAAAATCAAATTGTTAATAGTATTACTAAGGATTTAATATGAAACAGTTAGATTTATTCAATACTAAATATACCTACACTCATTTGAGTGTAGGTTTGATTGAGTACGACCCATTAAATAAAGCTTGGCACAGGTGGGTCAGTGATAAGTGGAAAGTCTTTACTAAGCAAAGTTTAGAATTTCATGGCTTATCTTATTCTGATATGAGTAAAGGCTATTGATGAGTTATTTAGAATATATCGGTCTAGTAATGCTCTTTGTTATTGGGCTAGTCTTCTTGTACGTAGGTATCAAGGGGATATTTAAATGATCTTAATTTATATTTTAATGCTAGTCGCTTTGGTGTGGCTAGCATTTCTACCATTTATTCATAAATAAAAGCCCAGGCTAATCCAGGGCAAAAGGGGGCTTGAACTAGCCCCCTTTTTTATTACGAAAGGTTTATTGACTATATGGGAATTTATCTATATATTACAAGTCGCTATTAACAAATAACGAAAGGAAAATATAATGGCACAAGCGAAAGTATATCAAATAGATAGGCTTAAAATTAAGGTAAGAAATTCTTTTGAATTTCATAGAAGTACGTTAGAGGCCCAAAGAAATGTAGAACAGGCGGAATTTGTTAATTCCAAAATTCCTGAGATCAAAGAAAAAACCGGGGCGGAAAAACTGAAAGCGGAATTTGAAGCCTTAGAAAAAAAGCAAGCGGAACTACAAGAGAAAGCCAGAGCTTTCATGCGTAAGTATGCGGGAGTTCACAAGCTACAAAACGATATATCTTATAGGTTTGATACAGGGGAAACAATCAAGCCAAGAGATATTGACGCTCAAATTGAAAAGTTTGCGGAAGCGCACGCTCACAGGCTCACGCAAAAAAGTAAAGTTAATAGAGAACTTGTAAAACTTAGACAATTAGAAGACCGTTGTCTTGATGATGTGGTTTTAACAAATGATATTGAAGAGGCTCAAAGAAAAGTTGAAACGCTTTTAAAAGTCAAAGCTCCATTTGTTTTAGAACATTACAAGCCAACAATCAATTTATTAGAAGCCCCGCAACCACAAGCGGAAGAATAAAAAACAAAGGGGGCGCAAGCCCCCTTTTTAAAATCTATTTATATTTTTCATTAAAGAAGCAATCATCACAAAGTAAAAGGTCTTCCCCTTTATAATTCCATACCTCACAATCAAAAACAGACCCCTGTTCTTCTTCTGTTTTTTTACAACAATCGCATTGTTTCATTACAATCGACCCCCTTTTTTTAATGCATTGATAAATAAATTACTTCTATTATTACCACCTTTAAATTTATTTCTTTTATTGCCTAAATTAATCAAAAACTTTTCACAATCTTTTTTATAATTTTCTGATAATTGATCGTGATCAGATATAAAATAATTTAGCAAGTTTAATTTATTAGTCATTTTTTCTTTTCCTTTCTTTAAATTAATACTTGCATATTATCCCATAATTATGTATATTACAATCATTAATGGGTACCATTAACGGTGGAGGCTTGGACGCCACAAGAAAGCCAAAGTACAAGGTGAGTATTAAAACGCAACGCAAAGAACCTTAGACCTTGGGGGGTTGGTTTCCTCCCAAGGTTGAAAAATAGAAAGGGTAGAAAATGGACACAGATTTTAAATTAAATAAAACTTCAAAAATGAATTGTTTTAGCTTTTCTTTGGATGCCCGTAATTGTGTCACGGGATCAAAACTAAGAAAAATAAAAGGATCAGTTTGTGAAAAGTGTTACGCCTTTAAAGGTAGATATCCAACGCCCTCAGTTAGAAAGAATAGAGAAACAAACTTAAATCACTTCAACAATAAATATTTTGTTGAGGTAATGGCCTTTAAATTACAACATCAAAAGTTTTTTAGATGGTTCGATAGTGGTGACTTGCCCAACATGGAGGGATTAAAAAAGATTGTAAGGATTGCGGAGCTAACACCTGATACGAAACATTGGCTACCAACTAGAGAGATAAAACTTATTCAACAGTATTTGAAAAAAAATACGTTTCCAAAAAATCTTGTTGTAAGGGTATCCGCTCCCATGGTTGACGGGCCACCGCCAAAAGGATTTAAAAACACATCAACAGTTCATAAGGATAAAGACCCAATTGGCTTTGATTGTGTGTCAAGACATCAAGGCGGTAAGTGTTTATCTTGTACCGCTTGTTGGGATAAGCGAATAAAAAATATAAGTTATAAGGAACATTAAAATGAAATTAAAAAATAAAGAATCTATAGAATACACTAACAAAGAATTAAATTTTATTTATAACGTCGCTTTAAAAAATAATTTTAAAGGTGATTTTTTAGAATTTAAATATGAGTTCCACCACTGTTCAGAAGTATTTCTTGAACTATGTGGAGTTAAAATAAATTATTTTAAAAAATATTAAAACCAACCTGGACTCCATCCACAAGCGCAGGCTTTTTAATTAAGGAACATGCACAAGCACACGCTCAAGCGCAGGCTCAAGCTCATGCGTCCATGGTTGATGGACCACGAACAAGGGTTCAACCGAAGTGAAATCAGTCGCAAGCTCACGCACAAGCGACCCAGGATAAAAATAAATTGCCCTCTGTTCGATGCCCTTGGCCATAATAAAACTATCCTGACATAAAGAATAACGCTTTAAATTCCACGAAATTTGGAAAGGTGACAAATTGAGTTTGTTTCCTTTTGTTAGTTTCAATTCACACCAAAAAGAAATATTACGATTAAATTTTTTGGATTTAAAAACTCCCAATAAATCAGGAATTCCAGGTGTCCCGTATGTTTCTATACGGGTCCAAAATATATTGGGGGTGATTGACCTAACATTCTTCCAAAAGGTTGACTCCCTTCCTCGATTTACGGAAGGGGTGGACGTTCTTTTTTTTAAACATCTTTGTGATTGTTTCTCTTTTTTCAACAATGCGGACTTCCTCTCCCTCGACAAGGCAGAGTCTAACTCCGAGGTCTTTTTGTTTTGGTTTAAGTTTATTTCCTGCGCCACCAATCGACCTGCCATTTACAATCCTGCTCCCGTTAGATGTTTTAACATCAAGAAAATGAGGTCTTCCGTTTTTGGGATTAACAACAACAATATCTATTGGGCCTTGCTCACATACGTTAACAAAAACAAGATATCCTTCTTCAAGAAATTTGTTGATCGCTTTGTTCTGACTGATCGTCGCTTTGTACTGTCTTGGGTCCATTGCTCTCCAAATCAGCAGGGGTGCTTTCAATGATAACTGTTTTTTTCATTTTGGAAAGCATTTCAGATACTTCTTCAAGACTAAGTGAATCAATACTCTTGTCTTTAACTTTTTCTTTTTTCTCATAATATCCTGCAGCTTTACCTCTGCTAATCTCAGCAGCTAGTGCGGTTTTTAAATCAGGTTTCATATCGAACTCAACTATATCTCTACTATCTGGGTTCTCAGCACGAAGACCAATCTCATGTAGTCTTCTCATGTGAGTAGCAGGAGATATCTTATACTTGTTCCAAAGATCCTCTTGTAATGCCCTGATGTAAGCATGTACTTTAGGGAACTCTTTTGCACTTTGTAGTTTGGAAGCAGTTATCCTAGCTGAGTGTTCAGAGTAGCCTGCCATGATTGCACATTCAGTAGCAGTTTTTCTATTCTCTTGAGCAACTAAGTGATGACAAAACTCTATTTGTTTTGCAGTAAGTTCATCTCGCATTTCAGTAAGTTCTTTTGTTAGGACTATATCATCCCCTGGTTTCCTAAATTTCATAATACAAATATTATATAGCGACAAATGTTGAAAAATAAAGAAAAAATTAAAACAAAATGACAACCCCTGCTCCCCTAATGAGTTTGGTAAAGACTGTGTATAGTCTTCTGAAGAATGACTGAAGAACGAGTAAATTTACAATAAACTACTGTATCTACTGTGTATATAGGGTATTGAAGAACGGAAGAACGAGATTTAGGTTTTTTGAAAAATATTTTTTTTTTACTCAGGATTTGGCACTATAGAGTCTTTATGCTATAATCCTGGGCAGTGGTCGGTGGTTCGTGATTGTTTATCCTTTCGCAATCACAATGATTCCCTCCTTTACATTTTACTTTTCCATTGACCACTACTCTAGAACAATATATTATCCCATACAGAAATGGACATAACAATTAACGTTAAGACAAATGAAGGTAAGGAATACTCCTGCACCTTTATCGGTAGTAAAGAGAGAATCTTATCCTCAATGCAAGACTACATCAAAAAGAATATAGACCACCAGGTCAATGTACTTTTTAATAACGAAGAGGATAAGAGCCAATTTACTTACCCAGAATTGTTTAGCCCTACAGAATAAAGGAGAGAAATATGGACGACATACAAATAGACAAAGGTATTCCAGTACCGCAAAAGCAAGCTCGCTTTCATAAAGCGTATGATCTTTATCAAAAAATGGAAGTGGGAGATAGTATTTTCCTCAAGCAGTCACAAAGGACCTTGCTTCACGACGCCATTAGAGTAATGGAAGGAACATCTAAAAAGAAACTTGTGGTTAGAAAAGAGGACAGTGGCTTTAGAGTATGGAGAATAGGAAGAAAGGAAAGATTGTGATGAACTACAAATTCGATCATATAGCAAAAAGACTATTAGAAGAGCATGGGTGGATCCGTGTTCCCTGGTTCGTGCCTCAATCAGAAGAGGCCAAGAAAGAAGACCTTTTACAAAAACTAAAAAAATTAGAAAGGATTATTAAAAATGGTCGTTGATATCAGGTCTAAGGACTGTTGTTACATCACTATCGGTGATTGGATTTATTACATAGATGATTCAACAGGGGAACAAATAATACAGAAGTGGAGGAAGAAGGATGAGGTACGGTAGAAACGGAAGACTCTACCCCTTAGAGATGAATCAAAAGTCTTTGTTTTATTTACAGATGTTTTTACATCAATACAAAGATGATGGTCTTCGAGATACCGACGAGAAACGACGAGCCTACGATCATGCTATGAACCAGATACGCAAAGGAATAGCACAGGTCTATGCTCGTCAAAACATGAATGGTCTAAAGCCACCAAGAAAATATAACTTCAGGAGTAAAAACAATGCGAGTTAAAAATCCAATATACGATTACAGTGATCAAAGATTTTCTGTAAGACATAAAAAAGAAGAAGCAAAACGTAAAAAAGCAAGGGAGCTAGCACGAAAAATGTTAGGCAAGAATTACTTTACCAATATGCAAGCAGTGATGCTAGAATCCGCAATAGAACTCAGCGAAAGGAAAGACAATGTATAAATATTTAGACATACCAGGTTGGTTTAACATGCATGATGCATACATGAACCTAGTAAAATACTGTGAAGACGGTGATGATATCGTCGAAATAGGGTGTTTTGCAGGCAGATCCACGAGGTTTCTGTGTGATGCTCTAGAACTTAGCGGAAAACACGACGTAAAGGTGCATGTGATAGACACTTTCGAAGGTTCGGGTATGGAACATGCCAACGTCAATTTAAACCCTCTGTGGGACGATTTTTGTATAAATTTAGACGATCATATCAAAGCAGAGAGGTGCATAGTCAATGTTAACAAATCCGATAACGCCAATATTCTTAATTCTTTTGATGATGGCTCTGTATTTGGGGTCATAGTAGACGGAGCCCATACCTACGAAGCAGTGAAAGACGACATCATTAATTGGTGGCCCAAGGTAAAGGATGGTGGAATGATGGTCGGAGATGATGTATCCTTGGAGTCTGTAAAGCAAGCTGCTTTAGATGGATTTGCACATCATGGACTTAAAACATATAACATTTGCAGAGGGGTTGAGGGATGGTTCTCTCAGATAAAAAACGACCGAAGCAACGAGATGACGGACAGCTTGAAACTAATCCCAGGCGTGAACTGTATGAAGTTAGATGGCTAGACGCCTACGAAATGGAATCAGGGTGGCATAGTTTGAAAGACGCAATAAAGACGACACCACCCGAGGTTCTATCAGTAGGATATGTCCTCAAAGAAACAAAAGAATATCTCTTGCTAGCTGCAGATATAGGGTCTAATAAAATGGATAACGACGTTGGTCGGGTGACCGTGATCCCTGGTCAGTGGATCGTTAGCAAAAAAGAAGTCAAGTAATTTATTTTAATTTTTCTGTAGAAATTTGTTGACGAACTTTGATATACTAGAAGTTCGCATGAAACAGTATAACCTAAACATTGAATCACTATTACCGACAGAGCTAAGAAATCTGTATATAGCATCATTACAAAATAAAATATCGAAGGGCGAGTGTCCTTGTGGCGAAGACTGTGCTTGCAAAAAAGAGAAAGATCAAGGCGTAAAAGTTAGTCTAGCTGCGGTCGAGTAGCTTTTGGCTCAATAATAAAAGCCTTCTCTAGCATAGAGTCTACCTGACTCAACATGTTATCCCACTCTTCAGCAAGATAGCCATTTACATTCCCGTCGTTGAAAGTCACTAAAACTTTGTCAACTGTATCTTTCAATACCGGATCGTACATTCGTTGTCGTTGGACAGCGAGGACGATTTTTGTTTTTATCTCGTTCAACATATCGTTGTCCTTGTAAAAGCGGGAGATCGAAACAGGGAAATACTCCCGCTCTTATATAAAATTATATAGATTTTTTGGATAAAATGATATTAAAAAGTCAAGCTTTAATTTATGGAAAGTTACCCCCTAAGTTGAGGACAATTTTCCATAAATCTAAAGATAAAAAGTCAAGTATTTTTTTCCGGTATTCTGATCGTTCTTCTGTCTACTTCTTTTGTGGCTATT